TAAAATGATCTATCAATTGTTTCAAAGTACTTGGGTTTAGCAAGTGATAATCTAAAAAAGATCTTTTCAAAGTCTGCTCCGAATTTCATATTTGTTTTGTTTTATATACAGTTTATATCCTTAAATGTCGTTTAGTTTCAACGTTATTCTAGTATAATATGACCTTCTCCTACTGACCAAGGCTCTGTTGCCCATATATTAATTGCGATAGCTCCTCTAGTTCCAGCAGTTACCTCGGACACTCCGTGTACTACTTCTCCTGGATTAAATATAACTAATCTATTTGGTCTAGTTTTAATTACCTCAGGTGTTTTTCCTTCTCCGTCTGTAAAGATTTGAAGATCTCCTCCCTCGAATTCAAAACCTGGAGGATAATATACGCATCCTAATATTGGAAACATTCTTTCACCTTTAGTATTTCTTAAGTGTACATCATCATCAATGTGTAACTCTAAGTAGTTTCTTCTACCTTCAATATCGGCAGATTGTAATCCAGTCCAATGTTCAAATCCATCTATTTCTCCACCTACCTTTACTGGTAAATTGTCTCCCCAGATATATTTAATCAATCTTTGTTTTACATTACTAGGTTCAGAATTCCACCATCCTTTATAATACTTATATTGCCCTGTTGGTATATAAAAGTTAGGATCGTTTTCTATTTCTTTAAGTAGTTCTTCGTCTTTTATAAAATTATCGAATACTGCTATCATATGTATGGGTTTATTTTTATTTCGTATGTTTCTTTTCCTTCATCAAATTTAACTTGTTCTAGTAAACCTAATTGAATTGCTCTTTTTAAACCTTCTTCTGCATTTTCATGATTACCTTTTGAATGGTATCGCATTAAAGCATGCTTCGTGAATGTTTCCTTCTGTCTATCAGGGCGCCGTACCGCTTCGTTGATAAATATGTATAATATATCAAAAGCATCAGGAAAAGCTTCTAACTGATCCTGTATGCCTAGAATATATTTTATTGGTAGTTTATCATCTACGATATTGTGTATATCTACTTTCATTAATCTTCGCTATCTTCGCTATCTTCTAACATACCTTCGATATCCATCGTTGATGAGTCAGAATTGTAGTTGAATATTGGTTTAATGTATTCTTCTATTTTCTCTAGAACTTCTCTAGTAAAAACCTTTTCAGTAAAGAATTCTTTATTAGGTACAGTATGGTCTAAGTGATCGCATATCCAACCTCTTGCAGTCGCTTTAGGAGTTTTAACTCCTTTTTCGATAGTTCCTTTTGTAATTCCACAAATCTCCCAAGTTGCATAATTTTCTAATCCAACATAAGGGTTCATGCCTTCACTAAAGTTTAGGTGAAACTTAATTGGAGTTGGTTTTGCAAATCTGTTTTTAGTTGGTTTTGCCGTAACAATAATACCTACTTTATCAGCACCATCTTTTAACTGAGCCTTTCCTAACATTAATACAATTGACGCAGCATACTCAGGACCTGTTCCTCCACCTGCAATTTGCATTGGAATAAAAGATTGTGATTGATATGTGTGATTTGTAAAAATGAATGGAATTTTAAGATCAGCTAACGGTGTCATTATGATTCTAAAGATTGACTTAAGAATTTTAGAACGAGTCATATCTGATTTTTCAGAACCAGATGCAGCATCATCAATTTCTTTTCTTGTTGCTAAGTTACCAGCGGAATCTAAGATAATCATAATTTTAGGAAGTTTTCCTCCATTATGTTTAATCTCTTGCATCTTTTGCGTAATAGTAGTAATAGAAGTTCTGAAATCCTGAACAGTATTCATTGGTTGGTAGTTTACCTTTTTAGTATCAATACCAAATTTAACCATTTGTTCTTTATCAACAGCAGCCTCAGAATCATAATAGATTACGTTGTAACCCATGTTGATTGCTTCTCTAACTGAATTTAATGTAAGGAATGTTTTACCAGTACCTGAAGGTCCTGCTACTGAGCAAGATCTGTTGTTCGGCCATCCACCAAAAAGTGAACCTGAAACTGCAGCGTTTAAATGATAGTTACCTGTATGAATCCATTCAGTAACCTCACTAAAGCTAGATTGATCCATAACGGATCCTAATGGATTTAAATTAGCTAGCTCTTTATTTAAATCTGTAAATGTAAAATCTTTTTTAGCCATTGTTTTCGTCTTTATTTTTTGTTCTCATTTTATCAAGAGTCTGTAAGAGGTCTGTCGTTTCATCTTGTATATCTGACATTTGAGATTTTAAAACCTTTAATCTCATAAACACCTTTTGATAATCTCTAAGCTGTACTTTCTGTTCAGCTGTTAAATCTTCTGTAATTTTCTTAGGATCTATTTCCATATTTTTCTATATCTTCTAATATTGTTACTTGGTTCGTATCTTCTTTAATAACTTCTTTGTCTAAATTCTCTAGAGCTTCAAATCTATTAATGGTATCTCGTATCTTTGCACCGAGAGTCATATTGTTAGGATTTTCTTTAACTAAATACTTTACTGCTTCATAAAATGTATCATTCATATGTTTAAAATAAAGAAGTTGAATAAATTAAATTTCGGTTTAACAACTGTAATGAGCATGCTTTTAAAACTCTATTAAGCGGAAGGATTACACTTTTTTCAAATTGTATTTCATAATCTACTTCAGGAGCTATTTCATAAGGGTGTTCCCCTGGCATGTATGCAAACATATCTGATGTTAACGTCTTACAGTGGTACAGTTTTAACTTTTCTCCGTTACCAATCATCTTATACTTATTCTTGTATTTAGGATTAGTATTCATTAGAAAGTTATAAAAACCTGCTGCCTTTACGTTAGGAGGACATTTAAGTCCAATTTGAAATTCAATAGTATCATCAACAATATATTTTTCAATGTTGTTAGTTCTTTTATTGAATGCAATCTGGTCTATATCTGCCAATCTAAATTCTTTCTTACATTTTTTTAGATAGTCAACTAGTTTCTTTAAAAGATCTGCGGTTGGTTTTTCTGAAAGTATAAGTTGAAGTGCCTCTGTTAAATGCTTACGTGCTAGCGTAGGAGTTGAACTCTGTATTGTATCAAATCCGATAGTTTTAATCTTCTTAAGAGATGGGTATCTATCATCAACGTCTAATTTATCCTCCCACGCAATGTTTTGCAAGTATTTTTTCTTAGCTAACCAGATTCCGGAGTATGCTATTGTTTCCATATCAAAATATAAGAAGTTTTCCGTATTGGTTACTTCTGCGTATTTCTGCATACATTTAGTTATATAGTCTTTAATTCTAAAGTTATATAATTCCATAATGAATTTATCTATAGTCATGCTCTCTCCGAGCCATTCAATAGATTCGTACATTTCCTCAAACTGAACGTAACATGAATCTGTATCAATATAGACAACTGATGGTCTAACTAATCTACCTGTCACTTTAAGATTAAAGTGAGAATGTACAGAAGTGTCTTTAGGCCAGAATTCTTGAAAATACTTATTTAGTATCTTTTCAGAGTATAGAATAGCAGATTGACCTTGTAAGGTAATTGACTCTGCGATCTCTATATCAAAGAAGTGAAACCATTTATTTCCAAATGCACCATAAATAGAGTTTAACGTTACTTTGACCGCTTGTTCATATGCCGTATATTTAGCTGACATTTGTTCGTAGTGGGCAATTAAAACTTTTGTTTCTTCAACGCTAAGCTCTTCTTCTGGTTTTTCTATTAGTTGTGCTATTTCAATCATTTACGATCCGGTGTTACAAGTTGCTATAGTTAATAATGTCTCTGAATCATTTGATTTCATGACAACGCGATTATCTAATATATTAGCTGTGTAGTCTTCTTTATCTAATAAGTTTAGATATTTTTTAAACAAGGTAACTTTTTTACCTGTAGTTCCTTCATAATCAGGTGTAACTAACATGTTGTAAGTTTTACCAGTAAGTTTTACTCCTTTTCCGTTTGCTTCGATAGAGAATGTTTCTTCTTTATCTAATCCGAATAAGTTTCTTACTTTTGTTAAAGTTCCATAATCCATTTCGAATTTAAAACTTGCATCATCTACATTAAATATAGTTGCGATTTGAGAATCAGTAAGATCTTTATATCCTAATGAAGGCTCAGAACAAGCTAATTTAATTTCTAATTCGTCATTAAAGATACGAAAGCTTGTTGCTACGAAATCTTCATCGTTTTCTAAGAATTCAATTTCACCTTGGATTGAGTCATACTCAAACTGCTTAAATGCATCTGTTAACTTTTGTGCATCAAAGAAAGCTACTTTTAATTCTTTGGTTGTTGTAATTGAACCTTCTTCAATTTGAAAAACTTGTCCAACTGGAAGTCTGTGATGCTTTACAGCATCTCTCTGTGGTAAATACGCCGAAGCTTGTATAGTACCGTCTTTAATTTTAAAATAAACGAATGAATCGATTACCTTCAACCTGTTGATGAAGTTAATGAAATTAGTCTGATCTACTTTTTTAATCGTAATTTTCATGTTTCTTTGGATTTATAATACAATGTTTTATTTATAGGTATTATAACAAGAAATTACATAAAGTTTCATAAAAACTAATATCTATTAAACGAGCGATGCCAGAGAGTAGCGAACCCCTGGCATCTTTTCCGAAAACTAGTTTCGGTCCTAAGAGTGGTATTCAAACCACCGTTTTGTTATTTACTATCCATCACAACTTAGACAGTCAGCATCGGTTGCGGCGCTCGCAATGTCTCCACGCAATACTGATTCTGTTCTCATATAATATAAGGTTTTAATACCTTGATCGTATGCTTCTAAGTGAACTTGGTTAATAAATTTAGGTTCAGCTTCCTTAGGGAAAGCTAAGTTTAAACTTACTGCTTGATCGACATACTGTTGTCTTACACCAGCTTGTTTAACTAACTCTAATTGGTTAATCTCTTTGAATGTTTTAAATACATCAGTAAGAGGTACATAATCTTCTTGTATAACACTAGATAATTCTGATAATTCCTTTCTTGTGATTGGAACTCCGAATCCTGTTTGTGAATCTATTTTAGTTCCTAAACTAACGACATAATCGTTACTCCATTCTAGTCCGAAGATACTTCCTCCGTCTCTTAGAATTTGATCCCAAGTTTCTTTATTATTTTTACCAATAGATTCTAATGCAGCTTCTAATGTTGGATTCTTTCTAATGAAAGTTCCTTTTGCTGTTTGTTCTGTAAATACGTTTGCTGCCCAAGGCTCTATTCCTGGAGAAACGTTTCCTGCTAATTTAGAATTTGAAACTGTAGGTGCAATCGCTCTTAAATGTGAATTTCTCATCCCAGTTCCTACACACCATAATGGTTCTCCTAATTCAGTTGCCATATCTCTACTTGCTCTTTCACTTTCTATTTTGATTTGTGAAAATATCTTACGAGTTTCATAACTTGCTGTTAATCCTTCAAAAGGAATATTACGCTCTTGTAAATATGTGTGCCATCCTAAAACTCCTAATCCTAATGCTCTACCTTTTTCTGCAGAACGAATTGAGTTTTCAAATCCTCTCATGAATTTTGCTTTTTGAATGAATTCTTCTAGAACTCCATCTAAAAACCAAGTTGCAGTATATACTAAGTCTGTATCTTTCCACTCGTCATACTTTGAAAGATTTACAGATGATAAGCAACATACAAAACTATGAGACTCGTCAGTGTGTAGAGTTATCTCAGAACATATGTTAGTCATATAAACCTTTAAACCATTATTCTTATAAGCGTCAGGGTTCATTCTATTTACATTACCTTTATACATTATATAAGGTTCTCCACTTGATCTTCTTTTACGAATAACTGCGGTCCATCTTTTTCTTGCTTCTTTGTCTCCTTGTTTTACTTTAGCCATAAATCCATCAGAAACTACAACGCATTGGTGTAAGTTTAATGATTGTCTATTTACGTCTCCTTTAGGCTCTCTAATTTCTAACCATTCCCAGAAATCCTTATGTTCGATATCAATATTAACTGATGCTGCTCCTCTTCTTACTGAACCTTGATTAGTTGCTAGAATAGTTGAATCATATATTTTACAAAAAGGAACTACACCATCTGATGTTCCATTACCTCTAATGGTTCCTCCTGCCGGTCTAATCTGATTAATTCCGACTCCTACTCCACCTCCATGTTTTGCAAGTAACATCATTTCTAGGTTTTTAGCGCCAATATCATGTATTGAATCTGCTACATCAATTCCAAAACATGAAATTGGTAATCCTCTTTCTAATCCTGTATTTGATAAAACAGGAGATGCTAAATTTAACCAGCCTTTCCAGATGTAATCAAAGAATTTGCTAGCTAATTCAGGTTTTTGTAATCTCTTTGCGACAGATGTTGCTACTCTCCAGTATGCATCTTTAGGAGTTTCTTCCTCTACTAAATAACCATTACTAATAGTCTTTACATAGATTTCGGTGTTTGCCCATACAGGGAAATCTGTTCCGAGTTCCCATCCTTGAGACTCTCCGTGGTTTGTAATTTGTTTTTTCATATTTGTTGTTGTGTTTTAAAATAATTCGTCTTCGTCCCAGTTTTCATCTTCTCCTGCTTTTGAATAATCAGTAGGTCTAACTGCGAAGAAATCTGTATGTGTTGTTCCTCCTGTTAAATGATAAAACCAATCTAGTTCTGCTGCTGCGTCAATATCATAATCAATAAATGGTCCGTCAGTATATCCTAATTCTGCGATTTTTTCATTGGTTCTTTTAATAATGAATTGCTTTAGGTGATTTGCTTCCATGTTTTCAAGATCTCCTTCTTCAAAAATCTTATCAATGAATTTATGTTCCATCTCAACCATTAATCCTGCTGCTTTTAAAACATCTGCTTTAACATCTGCTTTAAGCGTTGGGTATTCATCAGTCATGTGTCTAAATAATTGACATCCCATTTTAGAATGTAAAGATTCATCTCTAACTGACCATTTCATTTGTTGTCCAATTCCTTTTAATAGATTTCTCATTTGAAAAGAATAAAGAACAGCAAACGATGAATATAATGAAACACCTTCAGCAAATGCACTGAAAATAGCTAATGATCTAGCTACTTGTTTTCTAGCTACTGGATTTCCTTGTAAATCCTCATGTGTCCAATCAGCTTCAACTGATGTTAGGTGTTCAAACTTTTCAGCAGTTGCTGGTTCGTGTAGAAACGCTGAGAAATCTTCTAAACCTAAAGTTTCATTTAAATAAGAATAAGCAGTTGCATGTATTGTTTCTTGAGAACCAAAAGCCATTGCCATTTGTTTAATTTCCCACTTTGGAAACCATTTAGTAACCATTCCTGTCCAATAATCTGAAACAGCACATTCTGTTTGAGCGAATCCTAATAAAATATTACCTACCAGGTTCTTTTCTCCTGAACTTAATCTTTCATTCCAATCTTTAACATCTCCTTGCATTGATATTTCAGTATGTAACCAAAACGCTTGCATTTGTTTTAACCATCCTTCAGTATAGTATACTGGATATTCAAATGGTTTGTATTCAATTCTTTCCTTAAATAATTTAGGGTTCTCCATCTTTTAATTATATTCTGTTTTGTTTTTATAAACTCATGTTAGACTAACAAAGGCCCTTTTAAGAATAAAGGCCTTTGTGCTTGGTAGTAGGTTATATATTTAAATAATCCAGCACATTAAACCTTACAGTCTAAAATATTATGTTAATCTTTTTTTAAGATTATCTGCTTTTGTAAAGAAATTATATGATGCTTCTTTGTATTCTACACGCTGGCCATATAAGTCTGAAAGTATCTTCTTAAGTACTGATTCGTCCTTTGAATATACTACACCGTTGTCGCATACAATTACTTCATTGTCTTTTCTTCTTTCTGTTATTTGATGTTTCTGTACTTGTTCAATATAAGCATCAGGAGATATATTAAATTGTCTCATTATTGAAGGATATAGCGAAGCAAAATCAAATGCAGTTACTCCTTCATAATATCCAACTAATGGTTCTTTAACATAAGCTCCGGCGTATTGTGTACTTTTCTCAAAATCTTCTTTTTGCTCAGTTCCAATTCTCATTCCTTGTTCTGCTAGTTTCCTAGCCATCAATGATTCTGTAACTGCCACTGGAGAAGCTGCTTTATATAAAGGCATTTTAGTAATATTTGCCAGAGTCAATAGAACTTCCATTGATTTTAATTTCTGGTCTATATAATATACCAATACTGAATCGACTACGTTATAATAAATATATTTAACAAAGTTATCTCTATATAAATCTTGTAATCCTCCTGTGTATTTTATCTTTTTGACATTTAATACTTGTCCTGCTACATAATCAAGTGCGTTAGACTCTTTTACTTTCACACTACGATCATATTTGTCATATAATTGCATGTAATCTAAGATTCCGATATGTAAAGGTCTACTATCGTTTCTATCTAACTTCCCAGTCATACCGACTTGAGTTATATCTATCTGTAAAATTTTACTACGATTTACAATATATTGCCAGTCATAATTTATAAAATTCCAACCAGTCATCATTGGAAACTTAGGTAAAAACTTCATTAAGAACGTATATACCATATCATACTCACTCTTGAATTTATGGTATTTGAATTCCCAATCAGTATCAAAATCAGTAAAGTATTTATTAGTATCATCTTCAATCTTTTGAATCTTATCAGGAGCCATATCTTCTAGGCCTAATACTATTGCTTTACGGTCTGGTGTAATTATTGAGAATGAAAGTATTCTTGTTTTTGCTTCTTCTGCTTTTGGAAAACCATCAACGATTTCTGTTTCAATATCTACAAAGTAAGTTTTAGGTAAGTTATAAGCTAAAATCTCTTCACGATCTTTTTCAGGTAATCCGTCTATAAAGTAATTAAGAGAAAACTTATTAAATTGACGGCCATATCCTAGTTTAACAGGACGGCCATCCCAGTTTGTAAATTCTTTACTTACACCTTTTTCTTTTTCACCACATATATACCAATTCTGGTACTGTGCTATTGGATATTGTTTATACGCAACTTTTCCTTCTTTATCGTAATATGATACAATTACGTCCTTGTCTCTTTGCTCAATATCTAATATCATTAATGTATTTTTAAGATTTGTTATTATATTCTACAATTGTGATTTGTTTACCTTTTTTCCAAATAAAACCTTTATATTCTCCGGTTTTCTTTACTTTGTTATTAAGTGCATGGTTAATCATACCTTTGCTAATACCTAATTCTTCTTCAATTTCGTTTCTACTATTCCAAGTTCTTAATAAATTATTCTCTAAGTCATATTGTAATACTTGTGTGAATATTTTATTTGTTTTTCCACTTGGATTCTTTTGTTTTCCTGTTTTAGAATATACCCTAGGTTTAACTGGTATCAAATCATTAGGTTTTTTACTATAAGACCATCGGAATCCTCCTGCGGTATTTCTAGATTCATTCAGCGCACTATGTAAGTTACCTTTAGATGTATTGGTTTTATTTGCTGCTACTTCTAAACAATCATACTCATTTAACAAATAACCATCTTTACTAAATTGATAAACATTCTTTCCTGTAATTCTCTGTGCGATACTTTGTTTTCTCTTTAATTCAATATACTTCTGTGGATTATGTAATCTGTCTAATCTTCCAGATTCGCTCCAACCTTTAATCATTTTTGCTTTGTCTTCAGTACTAAGTCCTGAATAAGTATCTCCTCCGTAGTATCTATTAGTTATGTTATAATATTCAACGCTATTTGCAGCATCTACTTTATTTAAATAACTTTCTTCAAGAATTCTTATTTCCGAATGTATGTCTTCACTTTCTATTACTTCTAAAATAACTCTAGTGAATGATTCTGGATTTTTAAGATATGCGTTCTTAAAGTAAGTGCCTGAGCCAGTATAATTGTCTTCAGGCACTCCAATGTGAGATCCAATATATTTCTTATTATTAATTTTGTTAATCCACTGATATATAAATGCTTTCTTCATACATTATATATCAAAGGTAAATGAGAACCTTTCCCATTATGACAATTTTAATTAATAATTGCGTTTCTGCCTCTGAACATTCTCTTCAGCTTTTGCGAAGTAGTAGTTGAAACATGTCTTTGCATCTAATCCCATTGATGATGCGTAATTCATAAAGAAATGTAATATATCAACAAATTCCATATACAATTCTTTCTTATCTCCTTCCGAAAGATCTGATACTTTCATTGTATCATATTTCTTAAAGTCTTTTTTCCAGTATTTCCATACTGCATTTCCAGAACCATCTTTAATACCTCCAAGTGCGTCTGTCATTTCATGAATTTCATCGATTAAAGCATGTGTGTTAACGTGCCAGAAATCCATTACTTCTCTAATTGACATGTCTTCGAAATTGAAACCATAAGTCTGCTCTTGCATCTTCTTTTGGTTTTCCATGATGTCTGCTAAGTGCGTTGTTGAATCTTTATAAAAATCTTTTACTTCTAGATCTTTACATTCATTGTCTATATTTGCCATTTGTTATATTTTAAAGGTTATATCAAGATTATTGAAAATGTTTTCTAATTCTTTCTTTTGTCGTGAAATTAAATCTTCTGAGTAAGAACTTATTAACTTCTCAACATCAGACTTTGATTTTACATATAGTATATCACGTAAAACCGGATCACTAATTAATTCTTTGTTTGGATCGTATTCTATTTGAATTGCAGCAAGACAATCAGATGCCATAGTTTCGTAGAACCTGTATGTTATTACATTATCTAAGTGTTCTGCATCTCCTATAATTAAACTTGCTTTACTTTTTGAAATTGTATCTAATAAAACAGAGTGTTCCATCTTCTTTACAAAGGGTGCATTTACTTTTTTAGTTTTATATCCTATTAGTAAATTGTTTTCGCTATCTGGAAAGTACTTTCTAATTTGCTTCTCTCTAAATGCTGCGCGATTATCTCCGTAGTATATTAAATCATTTTCTTTTTTAGGAGTATCAAAATCGAATAGTGCGTTTGTTGGAATCGTTTGTTTGATTTCCATTCTTTGCTTAAACATATAAGTAAACCAGTCTAATTGTTTCCAGTTCTTTGGAGTTCTTCCTAAGAATTTACTAATATCTTTACCAGGAAATAAATACGTAGCATTCTCAATCACATCAGACCACTCAGATTCAAGATCTTGGATTAGATTGAATCTCTTCAATTTTTCTACTGGATTCAAGAAATCAATACGAGGATCATTCACAAGAGTAAAGATCTTTCCTTTATATCCTGCAATTTCACGAGCCACTGTTTCTGTATGGGCTCCTACTTGACCTCCGAAGAAGTTTGCAGTACTTAATTGGATAAATACAGCGTCATATTGATCCCAGTTTGCTTCTGTGTAATCTACATAGAAATCTAAATCTGCAGTGTTACGTCCTTTCTTTCCAATAAGATCTACTTCATAATTGTTTTCTTCTAACAATTGCTTAAAGTATACAATTTCCAAACCTCTGTGATTCTTTTTATTGTATGTTAGATTTGAGAATACTGATGTGATTGCTACTTTCATACTATTTCTTTTCGTTAATGTAATTTTCTAATCCTTGTATGTATGCGACACCATCCATTAGGTTATCTTTCTTATGGTTATAAGATTCTCTAGAAAACTTTAAAGCGATTAATGCTTTAAACATATGTTCTCCTGTTACTTCGAAACCTGTCATACCTTGGAAGATCATTGCTGCTCTATCCATTCCTTCAGAAAAAGGGCCATAAGCCCTGTCTGATTCTTCACTACGATTGTTTACAATATCGTTTGCTTCTTCTAAAATACTTTTCATAAAATTATGTTTGGTTGTTATACTTGTTTTATTAGTTTTGTTTACATTTTAGTCAGAGGTACCCATCCGTTTGCTGTCATTTTGTGTGGATATCCATCAACCATTTGCCAAGATTTTCCTTTAACTTCTGGTGCTAAATTAGCGAGAGCCTTTTTGTTTACAATTTCAAAATCTTCTTTACTTGTTAATGTTCTACTAAGAATTGGATTCTTTTCCCAAGGGTGTTTTGTGTTGATAGCCATGATTTAGTTTTTATTTAATTTATTTTCAAGTGATATTATTAAGTCTTGCATTCCTTCGTTGTATGCCCATTGTGTAGAATCAATAGGATCTTTATAACTAAGAGATTCTGAACCTCTTTCTAGTAATATTAAGATATCTGAGTTTGACATAGTTTATTTATTCTTTTTAATTATTACAATCATCACCGTTAAATTTTTCATGATCATGTTCGCTATATACGTTTAAGTTCAAGTAAGTATTACCTTCAGACAATCCTACAAAAGTAGTATCGTTTCTAATATCTTTGTCCCATCCAAAACAAAAATCATATTCTTCTTGCGTTAAATATTCTTGAGTATTCATGATTAATTCAAACCTATCATGATTCTGCTTCTCTGTATGTTGAGCAGCTTCTTTAGATCCTAATAGTTGATCTAATTGTTCGTTCATTCTTGCAATAACTTCTGGATTTTCTTTTGACATAATATAGGTTGTTTATTAGTTATAAGTAAATATAATCATTTTTATTGATATATGAAAACCTTAAGGGTTTAATTTATAATAGTTATTAACAATTAAAAATCGAATATATCATCTTCAACATCATCTGACTCTACTGTTTTTAGTAAGTCATTATATACCGACAAAGAAAGATTATATCCTTTCAATATATCCATTGAAGATACGAATTCAGGATAAATCATTGATCCGTCTTTCGACTGTGACTGAACTGAAACTCTATCATATAATTCTAAATCAATAGAATCATATCCATTAGATAAAAGAAATTCATTGGTTTCATTAAGAGAAATTACATTCATGGCTTATTGCTATTAGTTATATGTAAATATAAACAAAAAAAGTGAACCAGAAAAATCCTGACTCACTTATTTTATAAAAATTTTAGCAACTTCCCATTACTCTCCGATTCCTTTATAATATTTATCTAGAGCAGCTAATCTATCATCAGCATCTACTAACATTATTAAAGCCTCTTCAGCATTCTTGTAGAAATCTCCCGTTGAGTGATCTCCGATACCTACTCCTTTATCTCCTAAAAGATCTAAAGATAGTTTAGCCCTTGCTTTGTCAGCTATTGCTGAACTTCTTAGCATTGTAATTAATAGTGAATTCATTTGTTTTTGTTTTTAATTATGTTAACTTGTTTTAATAAAAATTCTTTGAATGAAACAGTTTCCCATTTTGGAAAAAGGTTTCTAACTTTAGAGGAGTTTATTGCATATCTTTTATCGTGTCCTAATCTATCTTCTACGAATTCGAAGTTAGGTGTTTTTCCTAACATTTCTCCTATCATAAAAATAATATCTATATTTTCATAACTTTCTCCACTTCCTATATTAAGGACTTCTCCCTTTATATCTGATAACATAATTGCATAGATTAAAGATGCATTGTCATCGGAGTCGATCCATTCTCTAATTTGCTTACCGTCACCATATACTGGGATAGTTAGATTATTAGATATTGATTTCATTATCTTTGGAATAAACTTTTCTTCGTTCTGGTGTTCTCCGTAGTTATTACATGTTCTTGTTATTACATAAGGTAATCCGAATGTTCTTCCACATGCTTCTACTAATAAGTCACTAGATGCTTTACTTGCTGAATAGTATGATGATCCTTTAATTACGAAAGATTCGTCAGCTTCTGCTTCTTTGCTTATATCATCCATATCTCCATAAACCTCGTCAGTTGATATATGTATGAACTTCTTTAAGTTAGGATTCTGTTTGGCACACTCTAAGAGATTAAAGGTTCCTTCGACATTAGTTCTAATAAAAGGTTTTCCATCTTTAATAGAGTTATCTACATGGCTCTCTGCCGCAAAATGTACCAAGTAGTCATAATCTCCTAGATCCTCTGCTGTAACATCGCATATATCTTTTATTATAACTGAAGTAGGTTCTTTAATGTTATTTGGATCTGCAGCGTATGTCATCTTATCTAAAATAACTACTTCATTATTTCCGTCGAGATGTTTAAAGTTTTTATTTAATAAATTTACGAAAGAAGATCCTATAAATCCAAACCCTCCTGTTACGATTACTCTCATATCTTATAGTAGTTGTTTAATATTTTTCTTGTATTCTTCTTCTGTTAATTTACCTTCTGAGAAACTTGCTATTTGATCTCTGATCTGTCTCATTAATTTCTGAGCAGGAGAAGTAGTTCCTTCATTCTTAGATCTATCAATTAGTTCTGGATTTTGTTTTACAGTTTGCATTGTAATAAGATCCTTTAGTTTAGTTGTAGACCACCCGTGAGATCTTGTAGTGTATATTACCTCTGGACTTAAATCGTCTCCTGAAAAACCTTTACCGATATAATCATCTCCTAATATTCTAATATCTGGCTTATAAAATTCTATTAGCTTTATTAAATCTTCTTCAGTTTGATATGTAACAACCTCATCAATATATCTAATAGCCATAAGAGTTTTATATCTCTCGTATAATGGAATAACGGGTTTGTATTTTGTGAATCTTGTTTCTGATGGATCTATCTGTAAAAAAACCATGAAGTAATCACAGTGCTGTTTAGCAGTTTCAAAGGTATATATGTAACCAGGATGTAAAAGGTCAAAATTACCTGCAGTAAAGCCTATCTTTCTTTTTGTATTACTCATATGTTACTTTCTTTTAATGAAAGGTATAAGTAAAGTTGCTTCGATATATCCTGTATCGTATCTGCTGGGTATGTCTCGTTGATGGCTAACATTAATATAAAATGATCTGTCATCGTTTTAGCAGTTTCTAAATGAGACAATGCAGTGCATGAGTCTATTACTTTTGTTACCTTATCAAGGGCTTCTTTAGACCACTTTTCGTAGTTTTCTGGTTTAAATAAGAATTGGTTGTTCATTTACGTGTCTTGTTAAATTAAGAATGCTCTGTAGTTTATACAGAGCATTCTTTGATTGTTTCAACACATGTGGTTGATAGTTCCGATGATACGCGGAATATTTTAATATTTTAAAGCTGCCATCATTCCTTCAATTTGTACGTAGCTTGTATTTGCGCCTGCATTAGTAATAGTTCCATAAGAAAAAGATAGATTTGCACCTGATCCTCCTTTTTTAACTGCTTTATCGTATTCTGTCTTTGCGTCAGATTCTTCTTTAAATACAGATACTGCTTTCGGTTTAAAAGCTGCTCCTATTGAATAATCATTTTCATCCTTTAGGGTCATGTTCTGTTTGTTTAATGTTATCTTGTTATGTGTAATAACAGCGTATTGAGTTTCTCCTTTACTTATTGTTGTATATCCTCTAAAAGCATCTTTGTGAAAATAATAAGATTCGAATGATTCGTTAAGTTCCTCAATAGAAAGCTTAGATTCGTTTCTTGATTCTCTCATGCTAGGCTCAGCCTTTTTAAGACCTTTCATAAAAGTTTTTTCAGTGTCTTTAATATTACCATATTTAGTTCCACCGCCAACTGCAGCATTAATAACATCACCATTATCTTTTATGTAATAACTACCACCGTCGAAGTCTTCTCCACCCCATGATAATTCAAAACCTGCTCCTCTTCCTTTATCATATTCAAAATCATGAACACCAACATGAACGTTATCTAACTTTGCCATTGCTTTTGCTAGCGCTTCAGCAGCAGCCCTTACTTCTTTTTCAGAGAAATTAAACTTCTCAGTAATAATAGATTCTGTGAATGCTTTAAATGTTTTTAATGTTGCCATTTTCTTTTTCTTTTTGTTTTTCTTATCAGCGTCTCCTTGTCCCGATGGGATATCTCCACTGCCGTCTTGTGTTTGAGTTGGTAATAGAATTTCTCCCATACCTCCTATGTTTGATGGTGTTGTATTTTCTTTCATATTAATAATCAAACGGAGGTGTTCCGTATTGTTCCCTTTTAACAGCATACCATGTTCTGCCAACTAGAATGTACCAGAATGTGTCAACTTCAATTATCCAATGTTCTCCCTTTTTAATTGTTACTGATTTGTAACCTCCTCGTGAAAAGTTTTTA